TCTAACAGTACGAGAGTGACTGCGAGCACTCTCGTACGCAAACGAAAGGAGCTGAAAAATGGCAGCGAAAAACAAACAGATCAAAAAAATCATTAGCTGGGTAGTTGGACTACCAGCCGCAATAATCGCAATGAGCGAGCCAACAGATCTGCGTCTCTGGTGGGTGCAGTTCGTAGCAATCGCGGTTCTGGCAATCGTGCTGTTTGCGAACGGTGCATTCGACGAAGCTATACAAGAATTAAAATCGCGAAAGGAGATTTGGCGATGAAGATACACGTAAACGTAATGCCGTCACCAGTTCAGCTGGTGCCGGTGCATAAACGCGAGCCTCTTGACAAGGTGATTGACAAGCTACGTGAACTAGATGACCACGACTTTGACAAGTCGATCAAAGCAGCAAAGTGGCTGAGGATTTTCGACAAAGGTATGAAGTGGATTGAGGGAAAGTTTTATGGACGAAAATAGTTTGTTTGAAAAATTGGAAAACCTAATCGATCCAACTTTCCTTGACCGAGCTCTGGCGGGGGAGGCGTAAGTGGAAAAACCTATTGAAAACGTCAACCACTGGTCATACTCATCAGCTAAAAACATCTATCACAGCGGCATTGACTACGCTGTAGGATTGAAGCTTGGGTTGATTGAAAAAACCTACGGCAAGGCTGTAGATATTGGCAAATTGGCACACGCTCACCTACTTGGCGGCGAGCAAGAGTTCGTAGTCAAGCAATATCCAGACTATCGCACGAAAGAGGCGAGAGAATGGCGCGACGCGCAAACTCTCCCAATCATTGATGAAGCTGAGTTTGAGACGATTTGCACAATCGCCGAACGAATCAAAAGTCACCCGCTGGCAAATCAGCTAGTGCTTGGCGAGAACGCTCACCACGAGGTTGAGCTCAAGGCAAAAATCGACGGTAAAGACTGGGTCGGTCGAGCTGACGTTGTTGGCGTCCAGGGTGACGAGATCAAATATTGCCTTGACGTCAAAACCACCGCACGGTTTGACGATTTCAAGTGGGAAGCACGCCGAATGGACTACGATTTACAAGCAGCACTTTATTCACTGATTGCTAAATGTGAGAGTAAAGAGTTCTTCTGGGTCGTGGCCGAGACGGTCGCACCGTACCGCGTTGGTGTTGCAACGGCATCGCCAGAGTTTATCGATAGCGGATTTGTGAAGCTAGAGCGAATCGTTGGCGAAATCAAACGCTTTGATAGACGAGCTGGTAAAACAGACCTCGAAAAGGTCAACTTTAATATAAACGAAACCATGGACGACGTCCTCGTTCTTGGAGATTGGAGCTAATAGTGACAGAGACGGCTATTCAAAAAACAAGCGACACACCACTGACATTGCAGCAATTAGTGAAGTCTGACGCGATTATGAAATCGGCTGAGCGTACGCTTGGCGATAAAGGCAGGCAATTCCTGACCAGCGTACTAGCGCTGGCGAACAGTAGCCCAGAAATCGCCAAATGCGACCCAATGACGACATATAACGCGTGTTTGACAGCAGCAACATTAGACCTGCCAGTAAATCAAAACCTAGGTTTTGCCTACATCGTGCCATACGCTGGCAAGGCTCAATTCCAGATGGGCTGGCGCGGATTTGTGCAGTTAGCGATGAAGACAGGTCAATTTCAAAGCTTAGGAGCTAGAGCTGTTTACGAAAGCGAGCTGGTTGGCGTCGATTCGTTTACTGGTGAGCCAGAGTTTAACTTTAAGATTGAGAAAAGTGGTAAGGTTATCGGCTATATGGCGTACTTTATTTTGCTGAATGGCTTTCGCAAAGCTGAGTTTATGACTAACGACGAGCTTGAGAAACATGCGAAGCGATATTCAAAAACCTATAAAAGTGGTGGCGGCGTTTGGAAAGATAATTTTGACGCAATGGCGAAAAAGACAGTGCTCAAATTACTGTTGGGACGTTACGCACCACTAAGCATTGAAATGCAAACAGCGATTACTGAGGATCAGAAAGCCGGTGGCGAGTATGTCGATAATAAGCCAGGCTCGTCGCTAGAGGTTAAAGACGCTGAAGTAATCTTAGAATAAAACGGCAAATAAAGGAGGACACATGTCACAACTACAAGAATACGTCGACTCACAAGTCGCAACAATATCACCGTTCAAGGTGAAATCTCAAGAGCTTTTGGAGCAGGCCAAAGCCAAAGAGATAACTGACGACGCTACCGCCAAAGAAGCAGTGGCAATCCGCAAGCTGATCACCTCGCACCGTACTGAAGTCAAGAATGCACGACTGGCGATCACTCGCAACTTTGACAGCGTCAAATCGCAATTTATCGACGCTGAAAAAGATGTACTCGCACCGGCCGAAGAGGCGTTGGAGAATATCAGCCAGAAGATTCTAGCCTACCAGGAAGAACAGGAACGACTGGCAAAACAGGAAGCGGCACGCGTTGACGCTATCTGTGCAAAGTTCGCTACCAACGCCAAATCACTGCGTAGCCAAAAAGCCTGCGATGAGCGAGGTGCTGAGTTGAAGCAGGTATTCGCTGAGTTGCCTGAAGCTGATCAGAATCACGCTGAAATCAAGCTGGCATTCACTAAAGCTATTAACGAGCTGCTGACACGTAAAGACGAACTGACGACCGCTGAACGTGACGAAGCCGAAGCTGCGAAACTAGCCGCACAACGTAAACGCGAGCAGGAAATCGCCGAAGCCGAGGCGGCCAAAGCTGCTAAAGCACAGCAGCCAACCGTCAAATCTGGCATTAAAATCAAGACGGTATTCACGGTTACTAATCCTGAATTAGTGCCGCGCTATCTCTGCGAGCCAAGCGACAAACTAATCCGCGAAGCTATCGCCAATGGGTTACGTGAAATCCCAGGCGTTGAAATCCGCGAGGAAAAGAGTTTCTAAATATGGCAGCAATCAACACAGTAACTCTAATCGGTCGTGTTGTCCGAGATATCGAAGTCAAAACGACGAATAGCGGCAAGTCCGTAGCCTCATTCGCACTAGCGGTTGATGGCTACGGCAAGGATGCCGACGCTAGCTTTATCGATTGCGTCGCCTGGAATAAAGCGGCAGAACTACTGGCAGAATATGCACCGAAAGGCAAGCAAATTGGCATAACCGGCAGATTGCAAACCAGAATCTGGGAGAAGGACGACATCAAGCGTAAAGCCACTGAAGTCATCATCGATCAGTTCCAGCTTTTGAGCGACGCCAAGGGTAGCGGCAATAACGCTGCGCCAGCCACGGAGCGATACGCCGAAGACGACGCTAAGGCGGCAAACACAACGACTAATCAAGCAGCGACAGCAACCGAGGATATCGAACTCGACGCGCCGATTGATTTGAGCGAAATACCATTTTAATAAATGAAAGGAGAGCCATGACGGGAACGAAGAGTGGCGGCAGGAAAGCTGCCGCAACAATTCTCGCAAAAAACCCAAACTTCTACCGTGAAATCGGCAGAAAGGGTGGATCGAGGTCAAGGGGTAGCAAAACGGGCTTTGCGCTCAATCGGGAGGCAGCTCGTATTTGCGGCCGGATCAGTAAACGTAGACCTAAACAAAATGACGAGCTGGCTGAATTTGAAAAAACCGCACCGTACGGCAGATGTAGTATGTGTAATTTGGCACTCGTTAAATCTGATGCAGAGCGAAAAGACTATCCAGACATGCACGAAACCTGCATGTATGAGAGGTTTGGAGATTGAGGAGTCGTGACTAAAAAAGCACTTCGCAAAAAGCAACGCCGCAAGCGCAAGAAACTGGAGGCTACGTAATGTCTCTAATGAATTGCACATTCACGGTTCGCTGGAGCGACGAGAAAAACAAACCGCACTCTAAAACTTATGAAACAGAGGTGGCCGCCAAGAAAGCCAAGAAATGGCCACTGGAGCACGGCGTTCGCAGCGTGGATATTGCGGTAAAAATTAACAATAAGCCAGCCGGCAGCCTGCAGGACAGTGAAAAGCAACCCGAGGCTGCGGCTGAGCAGAAAGGGTTTTGGTGGGAAAAATGAGTAGCATCGCTTCACTAACTAAGCAGCAAATCGCTGTATATAAAATGGCGCAGAAGCCAACGCCGCAGAATAAGGTTCTGGAGAATGTCAAACTGGAGGTTGTCGAGCAGGAGAAGGGTATATACAAAGCCACGCTCATCGCTACAGACGGCTATAAGCTGATCCGCCGCGAAGTTGACGCCGAGCCTGGCGCAAAAGCCTGCTCAATGAATATCCCGCAGAGTGTTCTCGTTGCCGCTGATAAAGTCATGAAGACTGA